GGTGTCTGTGCAACTTGAACTGAGGGTTCCAAAGCGGCAAAGCCTCGCTCGTAACCTTTTCCGGATCGGTCGAAAGCGCGGATGGCGCGTTTCGAATCTTGCAAGATTTTGCAAAACAAACGCCATTCTCATTGCAAGAGGTTGTTGGTTCGTTCAACCTCTTGGTTTCGCAAGGCATTCGACCGACCGAATCTCAACTTATGTCATTCGCCGACATCGCCGGCGGCACATCGAAATCCATCATGCAATTCGCCGAAGCGGTGGCGGATGCGTCGATGGGCGAGTTCGAACGATTAAAAGAGTTCGGCATCAAGGCATCGAAAGAGGGAGATCAAATCACCCTCAGAATGGGCGACATCACAAAGGTTGTGAACAACGATTCGGCCTCGATTGTCCAGGCATTGACCGAAATTGCGGATGTTCAGTTTGCCGGCGGCGCAGCGCGTCAGGCGGCGACCCTGGGCGGTGCAATGACCAATTTGCGGGACACCATCGATGGATTCATGTTCACCATTGGTGAGGCCGGATTTGGCCGCGCATTGGCGGAATCGATCCAGGAATTGACCAGGTTCATCGATGGCAATGATGCACTGGCCGAATTGATCTCGGACAAGATGACCAAGGCGTTGATGTTATTCACCGCCGGAATCAAGTTGGTGTTCAGCAATGCCGACACCTTATTCCAAATCCTCGATGTTGTGTTTGGCGTTGCCATCATCAAAAAGGTGATTGGCGTTGCGAATGCGGTTGTGAAGTTCGCCAAAACGATTGCCAGGGCGCAAATTACCTTGTCGGTGATCTCAACCGTTATGACATTGACCAAAGGGAACTTGTTGGCCTTGGGCGGTGTCCTGGCGGCGGGTGCAATCGCAGTCACCGAGTTCAACCAGGAACTCATCGATGGCGTTGAGGCTCTCGCCGATATGATTAGTTTCACCGCCATCCTCGAAACGGCGGAACGCGCACTTGGCCTTGAGTTTTTAAGCGTTACGGATGCGATTGAGGATTTCAATCGTGAAACCGAGTTCACCAACCAATCGGTTCTCTCGAATACCTCGACACTTTTGGATTTCATTCCAACGGTCGATGGCGTTGGTGGCGCACTCGATGGATCGACAATTTCGGCGAGTGATTTCTCGGCCGCTCTCGATGCGATGAAAAAGAGAATTTCGCCAGTTGAAACGGCGATCACCGATTTGAAAGATGAAAAGGCCGCGTTGCAAACGATGGTTGAGGCCGGCATCATCACAATGGGTGACATGGAAGATGCACTCAATGGCCTAGCGCGTGAGGCTCTCGGCCTCGACACAACGTTGTCGGATTTGGCAAGCCGTCAGGAGATCGCCGAAAAAGCGTTCGCGGCGGGAATCATCACTGGCCAGGAATACGAGAACATTCTTTCCGACATCAAATCGGAAACGATCGATTATCGCGCGGAAACCGAAAAGACATTCGGAGCCGGTGCGATCAAAGGCGTGAAAGATTATTATCAATCGATTTCGGACAATGCCGCAAACATGGGCGATTTCGTTGGCAACACATTCGCCTCGCTCGAGGGAACATTGTCCGATTTCTTTATGACCGGCAAACTTGATTTCGGCACGTTCACAGATGCCATCAAGCGCGGTCTTGCCGATCTTGCGGCCAAGGCGGTCATCACCACCGGTTTGAATTTCCTTAGTGATATTTTTCCGACCCTATCATTCGCCGATGGTGGTTTGGTTCCTGGTTCCGGTGGGCCAAAGGCCGATGATGTTTTGGCGCGTGTTTCATCCGGCGAATATGTCATCCAGGCATCGAGTGTTTCCAAGTTTGGCCGAGGTTTCTTTGATGCGCTAAACGGCGGGAAAATGCCATCGGGCGGGATGTCGGTTGATGCCGGAATCATGAACTCAATCACACCAGGGTTTTTCCTGGGTGGTATATTCGATGCGATCGGCGACATCATTGGCGGAATCGTTGATGCGATCACCGGCGTTGTGAATGGGATCATCAATGCCATCAAAGATGTGATCGGTGCGGTTTCCAATGCGATCAAGGGATTGGTTGAGGGTATTATGAGCGGCGATCTTTTGACGATCGCATCATTGGCATCGGCATTCATCTTGCCAGGCGTTGGAGCGGCCATTGCCGGAAACCTTGCGGGTGGTTCCGGATTTATCTCGGCGGTGACAACCGGAATCTCGGAATCGTTTGCAGCCGGCATTCTCGGATCGGGCAGTTTGTCATCGATCGCAACATCGGTCGGGATCGAGTTGGCCAAGGATACGTTTGTCGATGGCCTATCATCGGCGTTGGCGGATAAGATTGTCGGAATCACTGGCGGCATGGGGCAATCAAAAGGCGCATATGCACAAGATCGAGCCGATCGATTCAAAACACTTTACAACGAAGCCTCACCATATTTGGCCGCGATGAATGGTGCAAATGTTCACGCCGGCGACAACGTGAAGGTTGGAGAGCGTGGGCCGGAGATGTTTATTCCTGGGCGCGATGGAACGATCGCACCAATCAAGGGCAACGCATCCGAACTCATTGGCGCGGTGAATGATATGAAAAACGAAATCATCACCTTACGCCGGCAAATGTCGCGGATGATGGCGGCGGGTGGCCTTGCGGGAGCGCGTTCATAATGGTTGCAACAACACTCGCGGAATTAGTCGCTAATCCCTACGCAAAGAAAAAATACCTCTTAATCGTGAAACCCTACAATGTCGCAACATCAACCGAGTTGACGTTGTATTATTCCGGCGAGGGGTTCATCACCTCACCAACCGAAACACCGGCGAACACATTGTTCGAGCCTCGATTGGTTGAACCAATCTCATTCTCGAGATCGATGTTTTCCTCGGGCAAGATCGGTGGTTTCTCTCAACCTGGTTTCGGCGAAATCGTGATGACCAATGCCGATGGTGGCCTCGATGATTGGGCGGGTTATGCCTGGGATGGCCGTTCGGTTGAGGTGCGCGTTGGTGAATCCGGCGCGGCCTTACAATATTATTTCACCATATTCGATGGCCAGGCTCACTCGATCGAGTTCGATGACCTATATATTCGGATCATCTTGCGGGATGACCAGAACGATTTTGTGGTCGATTATCCGGATACACTTTACGCCGGTACCGGTGGCAATGAGGGATCGAGCGATCTTGCCAACCAACCAAAGCCTCATTGCTATGGCGAGGTTTACAACATCGAGCCGGTGTTGGTGGATTCCACAAATTACGTTTACCAGGTGCATGATGGCGACATCGAGGCAATAACGGCGGTTTACCAGGGCGGCGTTGCGTTGACCCTTACAACCGATTACACGGTCGATTTGGCCAATGGGCGGTTCACCCTGGTTGCGGCACCCACCGGCATCATCACGGCCGATGTGAAGGGTTCCAAGGTCGATGGCACATATCTCGAGAGCGCGGCCGACATTATTCAACACATTGTCGAGGATCATGCCGGTTTCACTTATCCAGGGGATTTCGACACCGCATCATTCACCGCATTGAACACGGCCAATTCGTCAACCATTGGCGTTTATGATCGCAACATGACAACGGTTGCCGAGGTTCTCGATCGCATCATCAACACGGTTGGCGGTTTTTATGGGTTCGATCGAAATGGCAAATTCCAGGTTGGCCGAGTTGAGCTGCCAACCGGCACGGCCGATGCCGATTTTGATTCAACCAACATCATCGAAATCACTCGCCTCGCCTCGGCGGTTCCAAATTACCAGGTTCGAGTTGATTATAAAAAGAACCACCGCGTGATGAGTGAATCGGATTTCGATGCATCGATCACAACGGCGCAACGCGATTACTTGGTTCGAGATGCCAATGTTGAGATTGCCACCGACACAAACGTTCAAACACCCTATCCAAATTCCACAGCGTTGATTGTGAATGGCCTCTTTGCCGAGTCATCACCGGCATCAACCGAGGCGACCAGGTTGTTGAACATATACAAAGCGCAGCGCGATTTTTATCGAATCCTGGTCAAAACCCAACCTTACACATTGAAATTGAATGATGTGGTAAAAATCACGTTTAATCGCTATAATCTCGACAGTGGCAAATTGTTTCGCGTGATCTCGATCGTTGAGGATGCCGCGAACAACGAGGTCGAATTGGAGTTGTGGGGTTAAGCAATGTCGAACAATATGATAATTTCATCGACCAATTATTCGGACACCGGAACCCTCACGGTTGATGATGAGGTTGCAACATTACCGGCCTCGAATTTGCAAGATCAACAGATCGTTAAGATTTGGCGCAACACACAAACATCGGCGCAGATCGATGTTGATTTCGGCCAACAACGCATCATCGATTTCATGGCGTTGATCCGGCATAATATTTCACAAACCGGAACGATCCGGTGGCGTTTGTCGGCGGTGTCTGATTTCTCAACAACAGTCTATGATTCCGGCACAATCGATGCCTGGCCGATCGTTGAGGAATTTGGAACGTTGCCGTGGGGCGTGTTTCAATGGGGTGGTCGATTGAACCCCGAGGTCGCGGCCGAATACACAATTTCATCGTTTGATGTTCTCACATCGGCGGTTCAAGCGCGATATTTGCGCATCGACATTTCGGATTCATTGAATGCCGATGGATATTTGCAAGCGGGTCGATTGATTGCGGGGCCATCATACCGGCCATCGGTCAACTATGCCAACGGCGTTCAATTCGAGTTTGTGGATGAATCCAGAATCACGAAATCGCGCGGTGGTCAAACCTTTGTTGATGAGGTTGAGCGTTATCGCGTGATGAGGTTTGAATTGATTAACTTGCCGGAAAACGAAATGTTCGGCAACGTGTTCAATTCGATCGATCGATTGCGCGGTGTTTCAAAAGATATTTTGGTCATTCCGCAACCGGCCAAATCATCAACATGGATCACGCAAAACATTTATGGTAGGATCAGGCAAACCCAACCGATCACAAATTCGGCTCTCACCTATTATGGTCGAATGATTGAGGTTGAGGAACTAATTTAGAGGAAACGCAAAATGGCATATCCGGTCACACTAAACGGTCGCACTTATACACTCGCAGATTTCGAGGGTACAAATTACGTTGAAGGATTGCCGGATGCGTTTGAGGATTTCGTCACTCACGCCGGCGATATTTACAATTCGACATCGACAACATCGAACTCGATCGGAACCGGATCAAAGACATTTACGGTTGAATCCGCGAAGCCATACCAGGCCGGAACCCCATTGCGGATTGCGGATGCGGCGGCACCATCGACGAATTTCATCGATGCGATCGTCACCTCTTATTCCGGAACGACCCTGGTTGTGGATTCGGTTGGATATGCCGGATCGGGAACATTCACATCCTGGAACGTCAACATCGGCGGTTCGGCATCGGTTGCCGGCACGGTTGCGATTGCACAAGGCGGAACCGGAGCAACAACGGCGGCGGCAGCGCGAACAAACCTGGACGTTTATTCCAAATCAGATGCGGATTCACGGTTCTTGAATGTTTCCGGTGAGGCATCCGATGTCACGATGACCGGCAACGTCACGATCGGTGATGCGGGAACGGATACGCTAACGATCAACGCAGCAACCACCACAACGGCGAATATTTCGTTCGGTGATGATGATGAGGCTATTTTTGGGGCGGGTTCTGATCTCAAGATTTATCACAATTCGTCAAATGGGAAATCATATATCGAAGAAAGTGGATCAGGAAATTTAGTGATTCGCGGATCAGATATTGATATTTTGTCCGGCAACGGTGAGCCGGCAATCACGGCGGCACAAGATGGCGCAGTGACTCTATATTATGACAATTCGCCCAAACTCACCACAGTTGCATCGGGAATCGAAATAGAGCCAAGCACATCGGATCGCGGAATTTATTGGAAAAGGTCGAGTGATGATTGGACGAATGGGGAAATTCGTGTTGAATATAACGCCAATTATGGCGGTACTATGGTTTTCGGAACTAGCCCAACAGGCTCTTTGACAACCACAAACGTCGATCGATTGGATATTACAAACAATGGTGAGGTTCGGTTTTATGAGGACACCGGAGCATCGCCAAAAATGTTCTGGAATCCAAGCGACGAAAACTTATCGATAGGCACATCAGATGGATTTGGTCAGCTTATAGTTAAGGACACCATTCAGCTTTATAATAACAGCGTTGATGGGCCATCATACACCAATCAGGTTATTGGGGAAATCAACTCTCAGGTTCGATCATATGGCGCATCAATTTCAACGGCAAGATATGCCGCGATTGAGTTTTGTGTCAGTCCATCCGCATATTATCAGGGAGATATTCGATTTTTCACAAATGGCAGCGATGGCACCTCGAGTGTTGGCACCGAGAGAATGCGGATTCGAGAAAATGGAAAAATCGGAATCGGAACAGGTGGCCCAACAGGTGATCTTTCGATCTCGGACGCCACATATCTTTCAAGCGCATCGACAGTCGGCGCAAAGTTTACATTAAACTCGGAAAACACCTCATCTTGGTTGGGAACTCGGGAACTCATTGCTCTTGAGAGCGTTGGCAATGGAGCCGATCACAGAACCGGAACGTTGTCAGTTAAACTTAAAAAGGGCAATTCTGATACTACGTTGACCGAATATATGCAGATCAACGCGGTCTCAAATTATCTGACGTTCACGCCAAGCGGCAATGAGCGTATGCGTATTAATAACAACACAACAACATTGACGACCAATTCGGCGGAATATTATGCGACAGGAATGCAGATAAACAGCCAAAACGCCGATTTTTCTGGTGCATTGTTGGATATGCGTGTCACCAGTGGCGCGATAAACAGCGTAAACGGTCGGTTCTTGCGTTTTTATGGTGGCAACGGAACAGGTGAGCGTTTCCATGTAAAAGGCTCTGGTGAAATCTATACGGCGGCGGGGATTAAATTTGACGATGCCGGTTCCTCTGGGACATCCACAAGCAACACCCTCGATTCGTATGAAGAGGGGACTTTTACTCCAACCTTAGAAGACCCTGATAGTGGAAATGCAGTTAGTGGTTATTACTATAGGACAGGAAGATACACAAAAATCGGAAGTGTTGTTCACATATCCATAACACTATCACCTTCAAACATGGGAACTCTTACAAATTCAACGGATAACGTTCACATAACTGGATTGCCATTTGCGTCACGGGGCAGCATTCCGAACGACACTCAGGTATTGCCAATTTCTAGTTTTAACACCGGATCATATTCTTATGTTGTCGCAAGACTAGCACAAAACACAACCCAACTAGAAATTAGAAACATCTATGCATCAGGTGGCGGTTGGAATTACGTTAAAGGCAACGAAATGGGGGCGGGCAGTCAACAAATTGTAACAGCAACGTATTTAACAGACGCATAACCCACCGCATAGCTTTGGGTCGGACAGTCCAACCATCATAGGAGATAAACGATGGCACTCGAAAAAGTAATAACAAACGATCGGATTGAGATCGTTGGTGATTATAGGCTTATTCACATCAGAACAAAAACGGCGGTTCTCGAGGATGGTGTTGAATTATCGTCAAGCTATCATCGGAATGTAATTGCGCCAGGTGATGACGTTTCCGGTGAAACCACCGAGATTCAAGACATTGCGGCAACCGTTCACACACAAGCGGTGATCGATGCCTATGCCGCACATCTAGCGGCACAAGCACAAGAACCAGAGGCGGAATAATGGCCATCAATTACACCTGGACAATCGCAAACCTTGAGCGCAACATCGCCAATGGCGGTGTCACGGTGGCGCATTGGCGTTGCACCGGCGATGATGGCAATGGAAACACCGCCTCATCTTATGGCACAACATCACACACACCCGATCCCGATGCGGCCGGATTCATCGCGTTTGATGATCTCACCGAGGCCGATGTTTTGGGTTGGGTTCATGGCGTTGTCGATCAAGAGACGACCGAATTAGTGATCGAGGCAAAGATCAATAAAATGGCCAATCCGACCACATCGGATGGTTTACCCTGGTAAGAGGAAAGAAAAATGGCGGCAACCATCACAATCGACGATCGAGAATATGACATCGAGAACGATCTAAACGATTCCCAACGCTATATGGTCGATCAGATCAACGCAGCGAAGCGGAAACAAGCGCAAGCGCGTGTTGATATGGATCAGGGCGTGATTTTGGAAAAGGGATTCTCGGAGGCTCTCATCGCCTCTCTGAAAAGCCAAGAGGAACAAGATGGCGAGAACGGCAACGGAAGCGCACAAGCGGATTGATGATTTGGAACCTCGAGTCACCAGGGTTGAAACGCAAGTTGATGAACGGTGGCGAGAGACAATTATCCGGATCAAACGCATCGAAACCATCATGATCTCGGTGGCCGGTGCAATCATCCTCATGCTCGGATCAATATTCATGAAAATGGGTTGATCGAACTCGCGTTGTCCCTGGTCTTATACGGCCAATCCTGGAAACTCGGTTTCTATAAGGCGTGTATTTATTACGCGCCTTATTCTATTTCTCGGCGGTATTATTACGAACCTTATCGTGTTATAATTCATCCAGACGCGGCTTGTCCAAAATTTGTAAGGGTGAAAAAATGATCGCCGAACTTGCCGCGTTCAATGCCGCATTCGCAACCGTCAAAGCCACGATCAACGCGGGTCGTGATATTATGTCTTGCGCCAATTCCATCGGTGACATGATCGGAGCCGAGGAACAATTAAGAGCGCGGGGTGATCGCAAGAAAAACTCGATGTGGTCAAAACTTGCCGGCAAAGACACCAACGATTTCGAAGAATTTATGGCCATCGAAAAGATGCGCAACCAACGAAAAGAGTTGATTTCGGCATTGCAGCTATACGGCCGGCCAGGGTTGAAAGACGATTTCATCAAGTTCGAGGTCGAGGCCAGAAAGAAACGTCGAGCGCAAGCGATCGCCGCCGAGCAAAAGAAACAAACAATCATCGAATGGGTCGTTGGCGGATTTATTGTCATCCTAG